AGCGACATCGTACTGCTGGCTAGCCATAGCCTCGGCAATGCGACGATTTATGGTGGTATCAGCCTCTTCGGCTGCTGACTCACCTGATTGAAGTCCGTAGGAGATAGCGGCCCCAAGGGGAGCGGCTGGACCAGCGATTAGCGCAGCTGGCAGTGTAGCAACTGTACTTCCAATACCGCCCATAACCTGAGCGGGCAAAGACTCTCGAACACCAGGTAGGCCGGGATAGGTTTCTTTCCCAAACTCTTGGATGGCTTGGCCAGCGCGGTAAAGAGGTTCCTGCTCCAGGGGAACTTCGGCAGTCTGCTCAATCTTTCTTCCAGTGTATGGGTTGACTGTTGGTGGAGGAAAAAAAGTGGCGGCGCGGGCTGCTGCTTTCGCGGTTAGACCAAACCCCTCGATCGCTCCACGCGGTAGCTCAGACAGCGTGTTGAGCGCAGTTTCGACCGTGTCGTACTGCCCCAACTGGAACTTAGCTTTTTCCTCTCGTTCGGTCTCAGCTGCTAGCTCTTCCTGCCTCCGACCAATAAGGCCCTGTCGGATCGCCTGGTAATTATCACGAACGTAGGACTGAGCCTGCTCATCCGTAATGTCATCCGGGAACGCTAACCGGCCTAGTTCGCGTCCAAAGTCGATCTCGATTGCCATAGTAGGTTAAAGTTCCACGGGCGCACGACCACGCGGCATTCGCAGGATTGCGTCAAATTGCTCCTGAGACAACCCCAATGGAAGGGAGTTCGTTCCAGCGCCTGCCTCATTGAGTGATCGACGCAGTTGAAGTCCGAGAACAGTGGGGTCAATGCCGTTGTATTCGCTCATGGCTTGGCGCAGCTCTTCTGGATCAATTCCCAGCGACTCGCTTGACATCGAGCTGGCTGGCGCAAGGGAATCAACCGGAAGCCTTACTTGAGGTGGTGCGTTGGTTGTAGCTACTGGAGCGTTGGTGCCGCGTCCGATGCGGGGGAGATTTGGGATTGATCGAACGTCTATAACTTGGTTGGGCGAGATTGAAGGAACCCGATTGGTTCCTTGTTTGATGCCAGCCTCTGGACCTGGAAGTGTTTCCAGATCTTTCATATTTTGCTTTCGGTCCTTCCGTATCACCTCCAGCTGCGCTTTGGCTTCTCCAAAGGTGAGACCCCTGCTCTCTCCAAAATATCCGAACTGATCCTTGCGAACCTTTACGTTCCCCTTGTCGTCTGTGTAGACATTGACTTCTGAATCATTGTCTTTGGCCAGCTTGCGAAGGTTTTTCATTGCTTCATCAATGTCAGCATACGGGTCTTGCTCACCTTCTGGTGAGGCCAAGCGTTTGGTTAGCAAATCGCGAGCAGCTTCGGGCGAAACAGGCAAACTGTATTCAACGCCACTAGGGTCGGTAAACTTCATGGTTCCCGCCTTCTCGGTCTTCTTTAACGCAGCCGCCGGAGCCCTGTACTGCTGGCCACCGATTGTGACGATTTGCCCACCGCCAGACGGCGCACTAGCACCCATAGGCGCCTCAGTTAAAGGCTCTCCACCTCCGTCGAAAATGTCAGGAGAAAATCCCTCGATCTGGTTTAGTACATCTTGTGGAAGTTCTTGATCTTGTTTTTTACCAAACGGGATAAACCCCCTCCGAATCAATGCCACGTTCTCGGCTCTTTTGTCGGCCATCGCTCGCGCTGTACCTCGTAGGCGTCCAGCTTGGTATGCTGGGCTTCCGATAACTTCCGGAGATAACGGAGGCTGAGTTCCGTACATAGCATAAAGTTCCCCCTCCGCACCTGCTAGCGTATCGGATTGAAGACGGCGATCGCGCTTCAAAGCGGATCCCGCGTAGTCGGGTAAACCTTGAGAATTTAAAATTAAATCCTGACCAAACTGGCTAGCTGCCGCATCAAGTCGCGCCTGAATACGTTCCTGCAACGCAGCCTCCCGATCGGTGCCCATCTGGGTGTAATACTGCTCGCGCACTCGCGTATCCTCTCGCCGCTGCGCTGCTGCTTCCTCCCTGTACTGCCGCTGATTCGCCAGCTGGAGTCCTGCGAGGTACGATTGCCCAATGTTTTCGAGTCCTGAGAAGGGGTTTGCCATAAAATTTTAGCTTAGTCCTTGGCGACCGTAACCTGTCGGCATTCCGGTTGAATAATCCCAATCACCACCTGTGCCAGCATTAGCGCGAGTTTGCGCCCCCAGCTGCGCGAATCCAAGGTTGGTTAACCCTGATCCAAGCGATCCAAATGCCTGACCAGCGACACCAGTTCCGCTCGGCATACCGGCAGCTGAAAGGAGCGCCTGCTGTTGGCCTCCACGCTCACCGCCTCGCAGGGCCGCTATCTGTTGCGGAGTAAACTCGTAGTTGGCCAACGGAGCCATTGGCGTTGTTCCGATGATGTTGGCGAATTGTTGTTCACCGAGTCTTGCGGCTTCATAAGAACCCCGACCAAGGTCTCGAAGAACCAAATTCTTCCCGGCTCCACTTCCAGCAAACCCTTTCTCAAGAGCTTGGCTGGCCGCCCTACGTTGAATCTGCGCCGCGACATCAGGTGGCAATTCCCCTCGAAGCAGTGCTAGCGCGTTCTGCGTGCGCTGAGCTTGGCCTTCCTGATAACCGGGAATTTGAATGCCGAGTGACTCAAGAAGCTGGGCACGACTAATCGCATTTCGCTCAGCCTCCATTTCACGGGCACGAGGCGCGTTTAGGGAGGATTCTCCCATAACTTGGCCAATGTTGATTCCCGGGAGGTTAGCGGCGTCACGGGCCTGCCGGCGTGCTGCGCTGGCAGACGATGCCGACATACCGGCACCAATCCCTGCCGACACAATTCCACCTGCGATTACTGGCCCAACTGCTGATGCGAATATTGACATAGTAAGTATTGATTTTCCCTCACGGACGCAATGTCGTTCAGGATGTCTTCGTGATCCGTCTTATTGCTGGGGTTTAAGTGGACCGTTGTCCAAGTGGTATCTTCATGGATAAACAGCACACGGCGGGTTCCTGGCTTCGTGATGCCAGAATACGGCGCTACGTAGGTAACTAGACCTTCGTTCTCGCTGATGACTGTGACCCTGCCTTTGGTGATGAAAAACGGGTTGTCGAACTTGTGGATGCGACTGGTTACGATTGACCCAGCCGGCATGAAGATTTCACGCACGTACATCCCCTCTGGGAACGTGTGCTTCAGTGGGCATTCCTGCTGCGGAAGATTCGCCACGAACGCTTCCCACCTGTCCAGACGATCGTCGAACGTGATCGTCTTATCCGTCAGGATGTCGAGCCACGTAACAGGTTGAACGGCTACTGGAAGCTCCTCAGTCATCAGAGTCATCAAATGAATCCACCGAACCGAAATTGAATCTTCGCGGACCCGAACGGCTGCACGTTGATAACGCTGCGCTCATTGGGGCTGTACGCTTCAAGCTCATTCCGAAGCGACCGCAGTGCTAGCTGGATCTCGCGCTCAGCCTCGGTGTACTGATTCCGGTCTTCCTTCTGGATCGCTTTCATCATGTGCTTGATCGCCTGGAGGTTCCCGATAAACAGCCAGTCTGAATCAACGATCGCCGGTATGAAGTCCAGACGAACGATCGCTTCCACGACCGTGTTGGTGCAAGTCTCGTCTGCTGGCACGCAGCCGTCTCCGTTGTCAATGCAGCAGTTGTCCTGGGTGGTGCTGCACGAATTAGCCCCACCGCACACCTCGGGCATCCCGACAAGGTAGGTGCGTCGGTACTCAGGGTTCTGCTCGCTCGGGCCCCAGATGGCGATCTGGGTCTGTACGCCGGTCGTCGTGTTAACCGCGTTGATCGTTAGACTCCCTTGGGTCAACGGCTTCTGGGCGCCAGTCAGACCTGGCATCTTGAAGATGTTTATTGCGGATGTCTCGACGTATGCGACCACCGATGGGTTAGGCAGCGTCACGTACTCACCCCAGACGTACTCTCCAGTTACCGCATCTAAGGTCCGGATCGGCTGGTTGGTGGCAGCATTCAAACCCTGAAGTAGCACGCGCTTACCTGCATCAGCTGCTAGCTGCGGGTAGATACGAATCTTGGACGCGCCTGTGAAATCCCGAAACTGCGTCACCATGCCGCGATCCAGCAACTGATCTTGCTCGCATCCTTCACGGCCACATCCGGTGCGCGGTGCCCGGGTGTCCGTCTGGAACTCGTACCACTGGTTCTGGATGGGAATGTTGTAGCCGCAGAGGTTCATCGCCTCGATCGTCTTAACCTCGCGAGGCCAGGTGATGCAGCCAGCGGTGACGCAGACGCGCAGCTTTTTGTACGTACCCCACCACTTGCCCATGTCCGCCAAGCGAGCCTGAGCCTCGTTGAGCAGCTGGACGAAACGCTCGTCGCAGGTGGCCAGACCGACTGCCTGCGGGATCGTGGAGTTCTTGGCTTGGGCGAGGGTTTTTCTCATGGGACGTAAGCCGGGTTTAGTGCGGTAGCGTAGACTTTGATTCTGTAATCTGACGCGTTGCTTGAGGTTCCAAGCGGCGGTGTCATGTAGGGAAAAATGATGCCGCCAAGAGTCGAATTAAACGCAACCGCTTGGACATTAACTTGAGCTGGATCGCAAAGATATTTGAAGGCCGGCAAGTCGCTTGTTCGATCCGCAACGAAATTTAAGCAGTCAACCTCTTGGCCTTCGTACCAAAGAAAAGTCACCGCAGGGCTTGGCAGTGAATCGGTAAAGGTACTAAACGAACCCGGGACACCAGTTTGACGAATTAGCACGGCTCGAACCATGAACGGCATCACGCCAAAACCATGGTTGAACGGCATTAAATCGCCATTCTGAACGATTGGTATTGGTGCTGAAGCATACGTCAAAAACTGCTTTAAACTCAGCCGTGTAAAATCTCGCTTCTGCGTAAGCAACTGGAAATTCACCCCGTCGTACAGCACTGAAACCACCTGCCCAATCAGGATGTCATTTGCTATTAGCGCCGCTGTGCCGTCCTTTGTGATCGTCTTGGCGCCCTGAGCATCGACGTTCAACGTACAGCCGGCAGTGTTGGTGTGATTCGCAAGGAAGGTGTAAATCTGGCCGGTCCGATAGGCGGACCCTGGGCTTGGATATGGCGGCGAGTTTATGACTGCGTAAGCTCCAGCGGCGCCGCTAGCAGTTCCGGCAAACACCACTTCACTCGACAGTCGAATGAACTGAGCATCTCCGGCCGCCGACGAAAACTTCAACACCTCAACTGGGCGATTACTGATGTCGGTACGAAGCCAGTAGAGTCCAGTGTTCCCGGGCACGGTCTGAGAGCTTGCCCACTCTGCTCCAGTGTTCAGGTTGCCAATCAACGCGGCGGCGTAGGCGTCAAGCCGATCCTGTTCCGAGGCGTAGCAGGTTGGTGGCGGCAGTGTGCCAGCGGAAATGTCAATGGTTGGCATGGTTAGATGCGGTAAAGGTAGTCGTTTGGCTTACACGGGCCTGGGTCGCATTCAAGCGCCAAACAGCCCTCGGGACAATCGAAATAGAAAAACTGCTCAAGAGGCGCAACACAGCGGTTCGGGCGCCCTGTGAGAAATGCGTTACCGAACTGGCCTCCGTTATTGCGGACCAAACCTTGCCCACTGAGCCTTCGGACGTCGTTGCATCCAATCTGAATGTTATCGACGTACCGGAAGAAGTTGCCGATCGAGGAGGTGAACGCTACGTCTGGCCCAGGACTCGCGCAGGTAAACGTCGTGGCCGTCGGTGTTCCGGTCACGATCACCTGGTCGTTGAACGAAGCGTTGCTGAGCCCCTCAACGGTTACGTGGTATCCAAGGAGTATCTGGTGCGCCTTGTTCGTCGTGTACGTGGCGACTCCGGCGGTGCGCTGGAATCCGATGGGTTTGATTTCCCACGGGAAGTTGATCGGGCTGTTGATGCCGAGGAATCCGCTTCCTGACGTAACTGGCGTATTTGGAAGCGGACCCACCGGGTTGTTAACCGTAAACTGCGTGGTCGAAGGTGTTGAAAGGACGGTAAACACGCCGTTAAACGTGCCGTCTGCCACGCTAACCATCGAAATTTCCATTCCCACCTGAAGTTCATGCGGGGAAACCGTGGTGAACGTCGATATACCAGCTGCGTCTCTTGACGCCCCTGTCGGAAATGGGGCCGGCGGAGCCAGTGGCCTAATCGGTATCTGGTAGTCCGTCGGATAGTACCAGGTGGACTTGTTGACATCATGGTTGTTGACCAGGAAAACGGCGTCCAAGGGGGTGTACGCGGTCTGGTAGAACCACGATCCCGGTCCTGTCAGGAGAACATCGTTGTTCTCGATCAACATATCCTTGTGCCCTGAAATCAAGGTTGAGTAAGCCTCTGGATTAGTGATAGTTGGAACACCTGAAATCAACGTAAACCAATCTTGCACAACCAAGGCGATAAACGCTGATATGTTCAGTGCCGAGTTGTGATGGATATGCGTTCCCTTGTGCTGGTAGGAATCGACGTAGAAGCAGGTGCCACGGAACCCGTCGAAATTGTTGTAGCTGATATCCGCACCGTTGGCTTCACGAACGGTGATAGCAGTAACCGGACTCTGCTGGTCAACTGGATTAGGGCCACCCTGAACCCGGTTGTATTTGAACTCACATCCTGATGCAAAGATGCGCTGGCTTCGGAGCATGATTACCTGGCCGTCGAGGTAGAGGCCAGGGAGTACGTCTGGTCCACCTGTGCTAGCAGTAAATCGAAACGCGTCTGGAGTCGAGATTACGGTCAGAGTTCCGTTGAAAGTGGGGTTTGAAAAAGAATTTACGATCACTACATCCCCTACCCTCAACGTGTGCTTCATCACGCAGGTGTACGTCGCAATTCCACCAACGCGAGAAACCACATTGATCGGGTTAATCAGACTCGAAAACCCGCCAACCACACACTGAGTGTTCGATTCTGCGCTACCGGGGTACAGGGTGCTTTGAATCGAGTTGCGTCCTTGGTAGCTGAAATCGTTGTTCAGCACTCTTGCTCCCTGAGTGTTGTCAGGAACATTCATCGGAAGAAACGACTTCACGATAAACGTCTCGGCATCCGCAATTCCAACTCCAAAATCGTAGAACTGGTTGTTCTGAATGAGCGCGTTCTCGCCGACGTGGTTGATTCCCGCGACGGTGAATGACGAGTTTACGCCAGCTGTTGATTGAGCCGTCAACAAGACATCTGGGTATTGTGTCGGAGAGTAGACGCGTCCGTTTTGAGCGGGAAGCGTAATGGTTGGATTTGGTGCAGTATCAAGAAAGTAAACTTCGTTGGCTGAAACAAACCCTGCAACCGTAAAAGTTCCGTTGAATGTTGCATCCGTCATCCCCGTGACAATGATTGAATCACCAACGGTAAATCCAAAGTTCCAAGACGGGTGTTTTGTTAGTGTTATGTAGCTGAAAGTAATGTAATTTACCCTAAGTGCACCAATAATTACAGCCCTGAGATCGCGTTGAAAAGACATCGAGGTAATGTTTTCAACCTGACCAAATCCAACAAACGAAGAATCGTTTCCTGGTCCAACTGTAATTACATTACTTATGTACTGGTTGACTGCGCTAACATTGGTGTACGGAGCAGGAACAACCGGAGGAGTGTAGGCCGGTGTTGTAGTCGGTGTAATGAAGTGTGGATACGCCGTATTGTAAGTGTTTACACCGCTTGTTCGTTGAATGGAAATTATCTTAGTGTCTGCGACCGAATTGTTGGCGTAGTTGCCGTCAAACGTGATTCCTTCGATTAGAGTGTTTTTACAGTTGATGCTGTCTAGCGGCGCACCTGCATAAGCTCCAGGTGCCCCTACAACTCCAAACCCTGGGTAATTCCCTAAGGTCTTCAGCATTTGAATGTTGAAGCCGTAAGTGTCCCCTCTTTTCGTGGAGGTGTGGTCGGCAAACTTCAGGGTGGTCTTACCGATGCCCTGGCCGGTGAATGCGATGTTATTGATGACGCCCGTCAACGGTGGGTATCCCATCACAAGTGACGAGGTGTAACCGCCGCCGATCAGGTTGATCCAACCATCTTCGGTTACCAGAGGTGCATCAGCTCCAGGAACCGCTGCTGTAAATTGCGTCGGAGTAGGTATACTGAGAACCGCAAATCCAAACTGTAACGGCCCGGTCCCGTTGAAGCTACCGTCCGTAAACCCGTACAAGGTGATCTTCTCGCCGACCACTAGCCCGTGCGGTGTGGACGTGTTGAACGTCGCAACGCCTGCGGTGCGGACACGGTCGATAATCTTCGCACCAGGACTCGACCCAAGCAGGAATGTCCCTACTGGAAAGTCGCAGCGCAGCGCAGCGAATAGGCATTCATTGATCGCCCACGCGCTGTTTCTCAGTCCACAGGGATCGGCGCCGTAATCGACTGGGTTTGAAGAAGGCATACTATTCGGAGAGTAACGGGCAGGCGACGCGGCTGAGGTCGCCGTAAATATCCTCTTGGAGTCGCTGGGCAACCATCGCCACGCGCTTGAGTCGGAAGCGGCCAGTGTTCACGTAGCGCAACTGGAACTCATAGCCATCGCGGGTAAATCCGCCGGTCTGCACGTCACACTTGTCCGGAGGCTGTGGGAGGGCAATTCGCGATCTGGCTGGAGGCTGGTAGTATTTGACCTCTTGGCAGTTAATCACCGCAGGAGGGCAGGAAATCTCGCCTGGCTCGCAGTTGCGGTACTTGGCGCAATCTTTGATCTCGGCCCATGGTTGCCAGCACTCGCCCTCGTTAGCCTTGAAGTAGACCTTGGCCTCGATGTTGCCCATCACCTGGTCATACCACTGCTCGGCGCTAACAAGGCGCTTCTTGTTTGTGGGTTCACCAAACGTCAGTGAGCGGGTCTCAATGGTCCAGTCGATCGGTACATCATCGAACCCATCGAAGTCAAACTGGCCGTTCTTCGTGACCTCAAACAGACCGATGTCCCCTTGATTCAGTCCAAACATGAAGCAGCGTTCTTGCTTCTGGATTCGGATTGTCAGCATCTGGAACACATCGACTCCAGTCCAGACCCCCTCCCATGCCGGCGGGAGTTTTCTGCCTATGCCAGAGACAAGATCGAAGTCCAGCACCACGACTCCTCGGTGTACGATGCCTCGGTTGTTGACCTTCTGAGGCTGAATGGTCATCAGCATCCGATTGTCGAAGTTTACGGAGCTAGCAGCCGTCAGGTAAAAATCCGTGTCGTAAGCTATCGCACGAGTAACCTGCCGGCTGATCGGTGTATTTCCAAGCTCAGTAAAGTCGCGCCTGGCGTAGATCAACGAGCGAATACCGTCCTGAGCGCGGAAGAATAGATCGCCGTTCACCGGCACGATGGATTCGTGGTTGAACGATCCGAAATTCAGGAGTGCAAATCGCTGGATAGGATAACTGAGATCCTTCCAAACATCCCGGTCCACAGGCGCGTTGAACGCGTAAGTGGCGGTCGGGGTGAAAACCAGCAGGTCGCCGTCGCCAAGGGACGTGTCCAGGTTGGCCGCGAATGCCAGCCCTGTAATTGGACCGTTTGAGACCGCAAAGGCGCCGCCTTCATTGATAAACGTGTTTTCCGTAAATCGAATCACGCTGTCTCGACCAAAAGCAGGATCGCCGTAGACTAGGTCTCCGCCGTAGTATTCCGATCCATTGGCAACCCAGAGCCGGCCTTTTCCATAAGCCATCGGGCCTCCAACGGGAACCTCATTGCTTGCAGCTCGTCTAAACGAAGTTCCGTCGTAGAGATATGGCGCATTCTGCTCGTCTTGAATGATTAACCAGTTCTCTGCCTGCTGAAAGTAAACGTGATCCGCATTCGGATTATTTGCCGCTAGCAAATATCCGGTGAAATTCGGCCCCAGAAGAGGTCCGGCATCAACTCCTGGGCTGTAGGTCGTGAAAGTTGTTGGGCTGGGAATCGTCTGGACAATAAAGTCTCCGAAAAATCCTGCGGAAAAACTTGCTCCGACAGGTTCCGGAAGTCGCACCACCATTCCTGGAAATAATCCATGCGGCGCTCCGCAGACGTAAGTCGCAACATTTGACACGCGGCCGCGTGTGCTTACGGAAAATGTGCTTGTTTGCGGAGTTTGATCTGTGACTAGGAAATTATTTCCTATGTCGATCTGGAAGACTTTGCCTCCGATTGAAGCGTAAATGTAGGGGTCTCCGTTGTCGTTGGTGTAAGATCCGCACCCTTGAAAAAACCCCTCTTTAAACGCCGATTGCACCGCAGCGTTGTAGTAACCTCCGTTGTAGAGAACGGCGGGATCGTTAAACGTCAGCAGCTTGGTCCAAATCCCCGGCCGCGCTTTCGGGAATCCTCCGCGCACTGTCGTGTTCACTGCCCATGCTAGCTGGTTGGGTTGAATGAGTGAGGGCGAAAAACCGCTATCCACCCCACCTTCAGCGGTGAGGAGGCCATCTACTATGCGATTTTTTTCTGCGACCATGACGCTTGAACCTATTGAAAGGCCGCAGCAGCATTCCCGCAAGATGAATGAAAGCCCAGATTACCTGTCTATACCGTGGCGTACAAAAGACCGCTTTCTCATTGAGGCTGAAATGGTTCGTCGTGGTGGTTACATAATGTCCGGCGGCGTCAAGTACGGATGCGGGAAATATCATCACTTCAAAGCGGCCATGACGGCGCTTTGGCCTCACTTCGATTGGCACATCTGGTCTGACCTGCTAATCAAGACTTTCGCGGAAAATCAAGAGGTTGGAATCATGGGCCCAGGATCATCTGGCAAGACCTACACCTCCGCAGCATTCGGGCTCTGCACGTTTTACATCTACCCTACCGGCACCTCGATCATCATGTCTTCAACGACGCGTGAGGGTCTCCAGTTGCGAATCTGGGGCTCGATCAAGGAGTTGCACAATAAGGCCAAGGCCCGCCGGGAATGGCTTCCTGGGCGCGTTATCGAGAGCCGGTTCATCCTGACTAGTTCTGACCAAGACGCCGAGGCACAGGACTTCCGCGACGGAATCATCGGTGTAGCGTGCAAGGTTGGCGGTACGTTCGTTGGTCTCTCGAACTACGTCGGACTCAAGAACGATCGAGTGATGCTGATCGCAGACGAGGCGTCTCTAATGAGCCGGGGATTCCTCGATTCAGTCGCTAACCTTCGCAAAAATCCGGAGTTTAAGCTGATCGCGATGGGGAATCCCAAGGACCGCAACGACGCGCTTGGGGTAGTCTGCGAGCCGCACTCTACGATGGGTGGCTGGGAAGGCATTGAATACCTTGAGCAGACACGCACCTGGAGAACGCGGGCGCCAGGAGGGGTTGCTGTCCAGCTGTGCGGGTACGACACTCCGAACGCGAAGTTCCCGAAAGGCACCAATCCGTACCGAGGCATCATCACGCCAGAGCAGATTCAGGCGGACTTGGATTACTACGGCCGAGACTCGTTGCAGTTCTCGATGATGAACCTCGGTTTGCTGCCCCGAGACGGCGGTACACGGCGCGTGGTCACCATGTCGCTATGCGAGCAGAACCAGGCGTTCGATGAAATTATTTGGCAGGGCGCCGACAAGATCACGCGAATCATCGGGATCGACGCGGCGTACTCAGGCATCGGTGGTGACCGATGTGTTATGATCGACCTTCAGTACGGCCCGGACAGCACCGGGCGCATCGTGCTAGCATTCGCTGAGGCCCCGATCGTAATCCCTGTGACGGCCGTCAAAGCGCAGCAGGCGGAGGAGCAGATTGCCGAGTACGTGCTTCTCTACTGCAAGCAGCGCAACATCCCGCCTAATCAGGTGGGATTCGATTCCACTGGACGCGGCACGCTGATGTCTGCGTTTGCCCGCCTGTGGTCGCCCGAGGTGGTGCCGATCGAGTTCGGTGGTCGGCCAACGGATCGCCCTGTTCGGAAAGGTGATCCGAAGACTGAGCGGGAAGCCTACGGCAAGATGGTCACGGCCCTTTGGTATTCGTCGCGCCTGCTGATCGAATCCAAGCAGCTGAGGAAACTTCCCCGGGAAGTCGCCGAGGAAGGGTCAATGCGCGAATGGGGAATCTCCCGCACTGGTTTGATCGACGTGGAGCCCAAGCACAAAACCAAGGAACGCATGGGCCGATCCCCTGATTTATGGGACTCTTTTGTGGTCGCGCTCGAAATGGCTCGCAGAACGGGATTTGAGATTGCAGGCGGGCAGGGGGTTGGTATTGTCAAGCGACAGACACCAAAGTGGCTGACACGTCTGTCAGATAAGCGTCGCACGATGGATACTGAGCATTCGCTAACCTATTCCTAACCTTATGGCATCATTCAACAAAGTCATCCTGATCGGCAACCTCACCCGAGACGTAGAACTCAAGTACCTTCCGAAAGGGACTGCTGTTTGTAACCTGAGCTTGGCGGTTAATCGCCGCTGGAAGACCGAGGCTGGTGAGGAGAAGGAGGACGTGTACTTTGCTGAGTGCAAGGCGTTCGGGAAGCAGGCTGAAACGCTCGCTCAATACGTCAGGAAAGGTAATCCGTTGATGATTGAAGGGCGCCTAACCCGGGAAGAGTGGGACGACAAGAAGACCGGAGACAAGCGGTCTACCACGCGGATTATGATCGAAACATTCCAGTTTCTTAAGGAACGCAGCGAAGGTGACGCGTCCGCGCCGCGCCAGGAGTCCGCGCCGGCCGCGCCGAAGCCTGATCTCGACGCCGATGATCTGCCGTTTTAAAAATCAGGCAGCATGAATTACAACACGTTTCCAAACGGTGGATGGCAGTTCTACGAACCCGCAACCAAGTGGACCGCGCCAAACCCGATGAATTACGATTTTCATTCGATGGCGCGATTGATCCAGCAGCACAGGATTGCCAACCACCTTCCATCGTCATTTGAACAAGCGGTGAGTGATCTGGAAGCCTACACAAAAGCTCGTTTTCCCCAGCAAACAACAACTCAATCCACTCAAACCAATGCTCAACCAAGGGTATCAGGCTGTCGCTCGTGCGGTGGAAAGGGTTAAAAACACAGCGCAAGGGGTAAGGATTCTTGCGGAATGGCTGGGCGATGGCGGTATTCCCGTTGATCGCTCAGTAGCGCAACATCGTCTTGATACGTGTCTGCACTGCCTGCACAACAAACCCACCAAGCCAGATGCAATCGAGAAGACTGTCGCTGAGGTTATCATTGAGCAGGAGCAGCTGCGCCACGACATGGCTATGATCCTTCAAGGTGAGTCTAATGCTGGCACCTGCGAAGTCTGCGGCTGCTATCTTAAACTCAAGGTCTGGGTGCCACTGAGTTATCTAGGCGATCGTGAAATGCCTGATAAATGCTGGATTTCGCAGGAACGAAAAGCAATCTGAGATCAATATGAGTTTCAAAGAACCAAGTAGAGTCTGGAATGTTGTTAGTGCGATGCTAGAGGCTGAACAGCCTCGTTCTCGCAATCGCGCTCGCATTAACGCTACATTTAACGGTAATCCTCCATACAGCGAAGAGGAGGCTCGCGACAATAAGATCCAGACAAACGTCAACTTTCTGGAAGGTACGCGCATCATTCATGCAGCACGCCAGCAGTTTACGAACGCGTTCCTGAAGCCTCAGAATTACTTTTCTGTGGGCCTCGATACCGGCCCTCGGGATAAGCGCACTGAGTGGGGCAACATCATCACGAAGCAGTTGAACCGCGTGATGAAGCGGTCTCCTAAGTATTCCACGGTTCTGGAATCTCAGTTTGCTGCGACGGTTCTTCACGGCATTGGGCCGGTGACGTGGCTGCGTGACCGTGAATGGTGCCCTTCGGCCCGTGGAACTGAAGACATTCTGGTTCCTACGAACACGCTGACCACAATGGAGAATATGTCGCACTTCGCGATCTACACCTCCTTCACAGCTGCGGACCTAATCCGCATGACTCGCGGTGAGAACGTCGATCCCGGCTGGAACCTAAAGCTGGTGAACGAGCTGCTGGCCGCGATGATCCAGCGCGAGGCATCGAGCCTCCAGGTCAACGATTGGTCCGGCCAATACTTCCCTGAAAAGATTGAGGAAGACTTCAAGGAGAACTCTGGTTACTGGGGTTCCGATGCGACTCCGGTGCTGCGGTGCTACGATTTTTACTTCCTAGACACGACCAGCGACGATCCTTCTTGGCGCCGCCGCATCATCGTTGACCAGTACAACAGCGGGATCGGTAATATGCAGACCGCTGGCCAATGGCTCTTCGATGCCGGCGACCGCTGTTACGGCCGGGATATCTTCGAGCTGATGCACATCCAGTTTGCTGACGGCGCTGTGGTTCCTCCGTTCCGCTGGCACTCGGTGCGTTCCCTTGGCTACCTGCTTTATGCGGTGTGCCACCTTCAAAATCGCCTGCGCTGTAAGTTCACCGACTCAGTCTTCGAGCAGATGCTCTGGCTCTTCCGCAATGTCGCTGATGGTGACATGGAACGGATGGAGAAGATCGACCTGGTGAACATGGGCGTGATTCCCGAGGGCCTCTCCTGGGTTCCGCAATCTGAGCGTCACGTTGTCGATTACCCGATGCTGTCCGGCGCTATGGCGATGCACCGCCAGATCATGTCTGAGTCGAGTGCTGCCTACACGCAGGACGTGAATGACGGATCATCGAAAGAGCTGACCGCTACCGAGGTTATGGCTCGCGTGAACAACGCCAACGCGCTGATGGGCTCCATGCTAACACGCGCCTACACTCAGCAGAATTTCCAGTACCGCGAGATCGCTCGCCGGTTCTGTACGATCGACCATCCCGACTGCAAGCAGTTCCGTCGCAAGTGCGAGGCGGACGGAGTCGATCCCTCCGTCTGGAACAACCTCGACGCATGGGACATCATGCCCGAGCGCGTCATGGGTTCCGGCAACAAGATGCTAGAGATCGCTCAGGCTGACCGCCTGATGGCTATCCGGCCGCTGCTAGCTCCGGATTCTCAGGCCGAGGTCGTGCATATGTACGTCGAGGCCAACACTGATGATCCCCTTCTGGCGAATCGCTTGGCTCCGATCGACAACAAGCCGGTCTCCCCGGCTGTCGAACGCGCTACCCTGGCGTGGGGCACGCTTATCGACGGTCAACCTGTCGTTATCGCAAGCGCACTCAATCGCCCCGAGTATATCCAGACGCTGCTTCAGATGCTTGGTGGCGCCATTGGTCGTATTGAAAAGGAAGGTGGCGGCATGACCACGATGGACCGCGTGCTGGGATTGGCCAACGTGATACAGCATATCCAGGAGCAGATCCAGTTGATCTCTCAGGACCCGGGCCAGGAGCAGAACATCAAGCTCTACAACGACGGCATCAGTCAGGCTTCAAACTACATCAAGGGCTACGTGCAGCGCCTTCAAGAGCAGGCTCAAGCTCAGGCCGAAGCCGGCGCAGCTGGCAACGGAATGGACCCCGAGACGGCTGCGAAGATCCAGGCGATGCTTATCACCGCTCAGTCCAAGTCGCAGATCGCTGCGGCAAACTCCGAACAGAAGCGGATTCAAAAGCAGGTCGCGTTCGATCAAGATCAGCAGCGCAAGAATGCTAGCACGATCGCTGAGGCTCAGCGTAAAGGCGCTCTGACTCGCGCAGACATTGCTGCCATGGATCTCAAGACTCAGGCCAATATTCTCAACCAATGATACAATCCCCCAAGCAAGAGTTTCAAAAAAACCAACAGCGCCTCAACGAGCTTAAGCGCCTCCTGGATAATCAGGACTTACAAGCTGCCCTACTCGTTGCGTTCAATAATTTCTGCTGGAACCTGCCAGCCTCAGAGAATCCTCAACATGGATGGAATGCAAACTGTCGCAGACAGGGCGCAAAGGCATTGATTGATGAACTCAACGGGCTTGCAGAGATGCGGAAAGAAAAACCGACCACCACTCAAAACCTCGAATGAGAATCCTATTATCACCTGATGCCCCAACTGATCGCGGGGCGGATTACGCTGACGCCTTTGCAGGAATCGACGCCATCGAAGGCAGCGGGCTGGACAACCCAATGGGATCACCGTCCCAGCAGGCTCCTCAAGAGGTAGCACCTGCGCCTGCGGTATCCGCTCCAGAGGTTCAGGCGGCTGCCCCCGCTGACCTTGCTAAGCCCAAGAACGAGGATTTCTTCAACCTCGATAAGTTCACCCCCAAGAAGGATGAACCGGCACCGACCGCTAAGGCTGAGCCCGCCAAGCCTGAGCCCACGTCCATCAAGCAGTTCCGTGAGCAGTACGACTTGACTAAGAAGGAGCGCGATGATTTCGCGGCCAAGGTCTCTGAGCTTGAGCGTGCTAGGTCCGAAGGCACTCGGAAGGAAGTCGAAGAGGCTACCAAGTCGCTGAAGGCCGAGATGGATTCCATCCGGAAAAACGCCGAGGAGCTGGACACCGAGGTACGGTATCTAAACTACACGCGTTCCGGTGAGTACAAGCAGAAGTACGAGACCCCTCTGCGCGAAGCGTGGCAGACCGCCCTAGGCGATATCGATGGCCTCCGCGTTACTGATGCCGATGGCACTGAGCGTGAGGCTAATCACCATGACATTATGGCGGTCCTAAACGTGCCGGTCGCAAAGGCCGCAATCATCGCTCAGGAGACGTTCGGGCCAGCTGCGCCTGAGATGATGCATCACCGCCGTCGGTTACTCGAACTCACTCAGGCTCGCGACAAGTCCATCGCTGAATGGAAGGAAAAGGGAGCACAGCGTGAGGTTGAGCGATCGAAGCAGGTGGAAGGACGTCAGTCTCGTTCGCGTGAGCTGTTTGAATCGCAGTTCTCGGATTACGAAAAGAGTCACCCGCAGCTGTTCGGCAGGGAAGAGGGAGATGATGATGGCAACAAGCTCCTGGACGAAAGCGATCGGCTGATCCGAATCGCGCTGAAAGGCGAGGGCGTCGATGCTGACATGGGCTACGAGGACAAGGTTGACCTCATTACGAAGGCTCAGGCACAGGTTGCCCTACGTGCTCGGGCCTATGGCCGTGAGCGCCTGCGAGTGATCCGTCTCCAGCAGAAGGTGGCAGAGCTGGAGAAGAAGGTTGGAAAGGTCCGATCCTCGGAACCCGGTCAGGGTGAGGGGACTTCGACTGCGACGCGTATAGCTCCTAAGAGTGCTGAAGACGCGATCGACGAGTTGCCGTCGGCGTACTGAGCTACCAGGCCTTACACGACCAATACTTCGCAGAGAGCTTCGTGCCCGGTGTGTCACAACCATGCCGGGCATGAAAGCTCTTTCGGTTCTTTGGGATGTGCTTTTTGATTGACATCTTGGGATCACCGTAGCGCACGAGAGCGACCTTGCCGTCTTCCTTAGCCAGCACGGCAGACTTCTTCGAGGCGCCTGGCGTAGACTTCGGTTTGTTGTACCCGGCAAATTTCTGGCCCCGGTAGGTAATCATTTGGCTTTCGGCAGTACGTACCACCCAGCTGGAAGTGTAACCCGGCTTGGTCCGGAGAGCTTGCCGTCCTTATCGAACGCGTAGACGCGGGCGCGGACGGGCTCTGCTAGCATCACGGGATCACCGCTAGGAACGAGGATTACCTTGGTCTGCTGGCAACCCAGGCAAATCGGCAACACGAGCAGCCAAATCGTTCTTGAGGGGTTGAGGTGCATTTCCATCTTCCACTTTTAGTGCAGGCGTCTCTCGGAGGAAATCCAAGAGAGCCTTCACGAGTTGGTAGATCCAGTTCAAACCGGAGGAACGACAGGAGTCTTCTCGGCGTCCTTGGCCATTATAAGACCAATGCCGGCGGTCACCGCTGCGATGGTCGAGGCGATGTCGATGTTGGTACTGGGGTCACCGTCGAAAGCAGCCCGAAGGGCGCCACCAACAGCAATAAGGATTGCACCGATACCGGCGAGGGTTGTTTTCGTGTTTTTCATTTGGATTTGAACAGCCTATAGGCTCCGTAACAGGCGCACAAGAGACCAACCACAGCGGTCACCAGTCGCACCCAATCGGTTAGGATTGGCAGGAATGATGCAGCGGTAGCACCTGCTGCTGCTGCTAGGCTCAGTCCATGGCTGGCACTACCGTTGTTTGTTGGTTCCATTACTCAGGTTTGGCTTGAGAGGCTTGAGAGGCTTTGAACTCTGCATCCTGGCGCAGGAGTTCGTCGATGATCGGCACCGCAGTACGAGCTACTTCCCATCCATTAACCTTGATCGCAACTTGAAGGTTCGCAATCAGGGCGTTGGCGGATACGGTGTCGAGTGTAAGCGTGAGGATTTGCATGGGTGTTAGTTTGTCGGATCGGAAGCCTCGATCACGACCGGGGACTCTGTCAAGCTGTCGCTTAACGGAGACACCTCAACAACCGGCTCAGCAACCGGCGCTGGCTTCACCTCAACAACCGGCGGCACCCACGGCAACGGCAGCACTTCCGGCTCCTTCGGCGGATCAATCTGCCGCTCGACCTGAATAGCGAGGCTACCCTGAATCGCGGCAATCAAGTCAGGCCCGATGTTGAATTGCACCCAACCGATGACGATGTCATTGGTCAGGTCAGCATACGGAATGAACGGTACAGACGGATCAATCGGCGTAAGTACAGAGTTGCTATAGTCTGCCGTATGACCTTCGCCATCGTCAGCTAGGACGGTGTACGAAGCGCGGGTAACGACATCAGTTTCACCGTCGATGACGGGGTAGCCGATGAGGCTGGTGGCGGTCCAAGTGTATGTGATGGGCATATTGTTAGAGATTAGACAGCGTAGACGGGAATCTTACGAGCGGTTCCGTTGATGATTATGCGAAAGAAACCGCAGGTGGCGGGAAGCACTCCGGTACTCAACGCAGTGGCACTGGTAAAGTATTGGTTGGGTAAAGTATCAGTTCCGACCCAGTAGGCAGTAGAACCAATTGATATATCGTTTCCATTACTTGCTCCACTAGCTACCGCATCGCGACCAATGCAAATATTTGAAGACCCATTAGTTGTAGTACTCCCAGCATTAGTTCCTAAAAACGTATTGTGCTGACCACCAGCTACTAAAGATCCAGCACCTGTTCCAACAGCAGTATTGTATGCTCCTGTAGTAATGCCATTAGCCATTGCATTGCTACCAATAGCAGTGTTTCCAGTTCCACTCGTAGCCAATGCAAGTGCATTGTATCCGACAGCGACGGTATCTCCTGCAGTAATCGCAGTAGCCGCTTGATATCCTAATGCAGTGTTCTGTATGCCTGCAACATTACTTTGCAGCGTACTCCGTCCGACAGCGGTGTTGCCTGTTCCGATAGTGTTTGAAAACAATGCATTAACACCAACAGCAGTAAGATCGGAAACAGTGGATTTATTTAATGCTTGGAATCCGATTCCAACATTATTACTACCAACAAGATTAAGCACACCCGTAGTAGTTCCAATGTAGATATTCTGAGTACCTGTTATTAGCGTAGTTCCATTTGATCGTCCAATTGCAATATTATCAGCAGCACTCTGTATAGATGTAAGGACATTATTTCCAATCCCAACATTGTTGCTGCCACTTATAAAACCGCTAGATTGCATTGCAGCTATACCAATAGCAACATTGTTTGAACCGCTTGTTAGATTTTGTAGTGCGCTGCGACCAATCGCAATATTGTCACCACCAGTGGTTGGGCTGGCAGAACTGTTAATTGCTACATTGCCAATCGCGATGTTGCTTGAGCCAGTGGTTAGGTGAGTTAAGGCACTAAGACCGATGGCAATATTGGCTGCGCCACTGGACAGATTACGGAATGTATCCCGACCAACGCCAACATTATCAGCACCAGTAATAATCTGACCGGAGAACAGTGCGCTGTTACCAACTGCGACGTTATTGCTTCCAGTGTGGAATACACCGCCACCGGATGTGGACAATGCATCAATGCCAACAGCTACATTGCTGGAGCCGCTAGTTACACCAGCACCTGCATTCTTTCCAAGGAATGCGCTATTTATTCCTGTAGTGAGGTTATTTCCTGCTACAGCACCAACAGCAGTATTACTTGATCCTATAGTAAGACTAAGAATCGCATTCCGACCAACACCAATGTTATCCGTACCAGAACCCGGCCCATCCCAGATTTCAACGGTGCCGCTGACCGTCAGCTTGTCGGTCGTCTTATTGAAAAGCAACCCGGGGTCTCCCGCCAACACCCCACCATCATTGAAGATCACCTGCTTATCCGCACCAGCACCACCTGGAGCCGGCGGGGAGAACACCATCCGCATCATCTGATCGACGACGATTGACATGATGTCGTCGCTTGGCTGGCGAACAATCTCGTAGAACTCGTCCCACAGCTGTTGCGTGGTCAGGTTCGGATTGAGCGGGGTGCCTACGTTTGCGTTAGCAAGTACGGCGGCAAGCGTGGCGCGGATCTCATTGGTAGACTTCAGGTTTAGAACCTGTTGAGCCTGCGTAATAAGGGTTTGGATCGAAGGAGTGGACATAGGTCAGACAAATTCAACAAAGGTGTAGGACGGGCTTCCGGCGACGGGAGCGACGCTTATCGCGCCAGTGTAGCCTTCAAAAGTCAGCGATGATGCGTGAGCGCCAGCGGCTGCGGCGCTCAGAAGAACGTAGTGGTAATCAGTTGCGGTGCATCCGGTTCCAAATTTTAGGTGGAGATGCTCAGCCTTCTGGTTCTGGATTACAAACCGACGGCGACCAGGGTTAGCAGCGGCCGTTGCGGTTGCGGTCAGGAGTCCACCTGGACTCGTTGTGATGCGGGCAGCGTCAGTTGAAGCGACCTGAATCTGTTGGAGCAACGACAGCAGCATTGTCTGCTGCAAGACGGGCATCATGCAGTCGAAACAACCGCCCGTATCGGCGAGTTCTTGGGGGGTTAAGACTGGCATATTAGGCTTCCTCCTCCATGTCATCCATCTCCATCTCGGCGCCTTCCATCTCTTCTACGTCCTGCCGGCCGGACTCACCAAGTGTGATGCCGTCAAATCCGATAATCTCGATGGTGCCACGCGCCGTGGTGCGCCAGTCAACCATTGCGGTTCCGGAGTCGCCTTCGAGTCTTAGCTCCTTGGGCGGAGTAAACTCGACGGTTTCGACTTCGGGTTCCATACGGCCCATGCCGTCCATCTTTCGTTTACCCATCATTTGTCCGTACATCGTAAAATCCTTTTCTTTGAAATCTTGGTGAGAGGTCTTGGTGAGAGGCTGCTAGCATCCCGGACGCTCCGGGCGGCTACCAGCACCTCAAAAGGGGGCTCCCCCGAAGGAGAGCCCCGTTGTTATCGACCCGATTAAATCGCGAACTCCAACGTGACGCTATTGCAGCTGGTGCCACTGACCTGAATCAGGTTGCCAGAGACAACGCTCCAGGTTGCAGCACCAGCGCCGAACTCGACGTCCCAGCGGGATTGCAACGCGGTAACCAGCAACGCAACGGTTGCTACGCTGATGCCAGCATTAAGAACGATGTTGTCGTCGCACATGATGCCGGTGCTTCCGATAACGTAGTTACCCGCTTCGTCGGCAACCGCAGTGAACTGAATCACTCGCGGGCAGACAGGGTCCGCAGAGTTGTAATTCTGAGCGAGATCGCCAGGATCCGCAGCGCAACCAGTAACAATCACAGGGCACGCACCTTGGACCTTGTGGAAGATCGCCTCAAGCCATTCCGGATGCTCAGGTTTCACGGCCAACTGGAAGTCGGCGATGAACTTACCTTTGTTTCCACGGCTGTTGTCGATCGGCTTGCCAGCGCAATCGGCGCCCAAGTCGTTGGTCGCGAACTTCCAGCGACCACCGTAATCCCGAACCAGGAACGGCATATTCGGGTTTACGGCCTCGGGGCGGAACGGCAACACGCGCAACGCACGCGGGTTGTTGATGTAGCTGATCTGGTACTGGGCGGCGTTGTAGTCCGGGTTGAACTCAGACCGGATACCCTGAGTAGCTACGACGTTGCGGTAGGGAAGAACCAATCGGTAATCGCCAGGGTTGGCAGTCGAAACGAATCGCAGCGGGAATTGCAGCACCTTCACCATGAAGTCGCCGACGTATCCCATGAAGCCGTACTTGTAGAACTCCTTGGCAGCGGGAGCGAACTCACCGAAACGCCAGGAGCTAACAAGCAACGGATTATCCTTGGACAGGTAACGGAAGGTTTCCTTGTCGGTGTGCAGCTGGAGGCTGTCGTAACCGTCTTTACCGGCCTGAACGGCGCCCAGGAAGTATTGACGAGTCACGCGGCTACGGAGGATGTCCGGAGTCAACAGACCAAGAGTTGCGGCGGCTATGGGAGCGGCGGCAACGTCCGTAACACGCAGCACCGAGTAACCAGTGCCAACCCAGGAGAAAGCAATCGCCGGGAGACCGGCTTTGCAAGCAAAAGCGCCAGGTTGGGTGTTCGAGATAGCGTCGTAACCAGACAGCTCCATCGCCTTACGCTGGAGGTAGTAGGTGGTGATCCAGTTCGTCGCAGGGCGAAGAACGTCGTCGATGATCTGACGGAAGTGCTCCTTGGCCTTCGTCTTCGTCATAATCTGGTCGAAGCACAACAGATCCGAACCCCACGCCTGCTTTTCAAGCGAGTAGGTGTTGCGGGTGAAGCCCCAACCGATCTTGTTCTCTTCCGTGTCGCAAGGCGTTCCAGTACAGGCGGCGCCCGTAGGATTCTCCCAGGCGCCAGTCACATTCGGGAACACGCTGTTGAAGCGGTCAAACGTGTGAGTGGTGCCGGAATACGCGTCAAACGATCCGGTGTTGTAGTATCCGATCAACCCGTCAAAGGGGCGGATGTCCTTAAGGATCTCCTTGTCATACACAGGTTCCTGCGAGACAAGAAAAGACTGAAACTGCTTACAGCTGATTACATTTCCACTGGCCATATTGGCTCTCCTGCCCGGGGTTTACTTGATCTACCCCTCCGAGACAACGAGGCAGATTGCAGGTCCTAAGACCATCAATCCAACCTCGGTGGCGAGCCCGAGCCGTGGAACCGGCGAGTGCTCTTCAGCACTCTTTGCCAACTGGAATTACGCGCCCAGTTCGCGCCTGGTTGACGAAACCAAGCTATGCGTCGTGCAGGTATCGTTCTACCGCTTCTTCTTAGTGTCAACGGGTTTTTCGACCCAATCCGACCGTTCATCATCACACCGCAAGACGTGGTCCTCGATCGCAATAATCAGCACCGCAGTCTTCGTGCGCCGGGCACGCACCGCTTCATCCTCAAGCATCTTCGCCACTTCGATCGGCAACCTGTAGCTCACTCGAACCGTGTTTTTCATGCCGGCAGTGTGCAGCTTATGCTTGACACGTCAAGCCTCAGAACGCAGCCTACGGCTCACAATGGAACTTCGACCTTACCAAAACCAGCTGGCAAACGATATCAGAGGGGCGTTCGGATCTGGAGCAAACCGCCCGCTGGCGGTCAGCCCGACCGGCTCCGGTAAAACAGTCCTCTTCTCCTACATCACGTCCCAGGTCCTCAAGCGGGGGTCTCGCGTTATCATCATCGCGCATCGCCGCGAAATCCTCGATCAAATCAGCGCCACTCTGAAGCGCGTTGGCGTCCCGCATGGCTTCATTCAGGCAGGTAAATCCACGTCCACTCAGCCTGCTATGGTCGCTTCGATCCAGACTCTAGCGCGGCGCCTGGATACTATACCCGCTCCGGACCTCGTTATCATCGACGAAGCGCACCACTCGGTCTCCAAGTCCTACGTCCAGATGTTTGCAGCGTGGCCGACCGCCAAGTTTATCGGCGTGACGGCGACCCCAGAGCGCCTCGATGGCAAGGGCCTCGGGGTCATGTTCGACCGCATGGTCATGGGCCCGTCTGTCCAGTGGCTCATCGACAACGGATTCCTGGCTCAGCCTGTGTACTACGCGCCTCGTGAGGTAGTCGATCTATCTCAGGTCCACACGATTGCCGGCGACTTCGATCGCTCCGAGACCGAAGAGATCGTTGATACGCCACGCAT